GACAGCAGTAGACTGTCCACCAATCCTGCGCAGATTCGTAATAGACTGCGCCGGAAGGGCAGAAAACTCGAAGAAGACTACGAGCTGTATACGAAGTACAATGCCGACTATAGGCCGGTGTCTGACTGGGACATCGAAGAACTCGCAAAAGGTCGACCTCGACGTTCGGACGGAAGTTTCAGGGGTCCGGCTCCAAGTTGGCTGACCCCGCTCGTCACTCGGGAAGTAAAGCGGCGTTTGCTTGACGAGACCTTCGGCGCTCTTTCTCAGCATGTGCAGACCGCTATCGGCGTGCTGGTCAAACTCATGACGTCTACCGAGGTCGATGAGAACGGAAAACCTCTCGTCGATGCTCGGGTGCAACTCGCTGCTGCGACGTTCATCGTCGAGCACGTCTTGGGTAAGCCGAAGGCTGTTGTCGAGGTTGAGGCTGACAGCATCACCCGACAGGCCCTCGCTGCCGCTATCGTCTTGGATGACGGCAAAGCGCAAGATGGTCCAGTTGTTCTCGACGGTGAGATCGTGGATGAGGAAGAGGACGACGAAGATGACGACGAGTGACGAAGACCCTGAGATCTGCAAGACCTGTCATCACACTCGGCTGTGGCATGACACCAACAAACCGATCCATCCCTTCAACTCCGGTCAAGCCGGAGCCACAGCGTTTTTGAACCGTCGGGGTGACCGTACCCCCGGATCGGGTCGTGACGGGGCTCCACGGCCCACACAGGGGCCTCCAATGTTGCCGTCCGATCCGGTGTTGCGGGTGGCGCTGCTCAATGCGGGGATTCTGACACCTGCCGACCTGGCGGCAGCCGAGGAACAACTTCGAACCGCGTTCATAAATCAGGGGAGGCAGCCGTGGTTAGCTCCAGGGGAGGAAAGTTCGGCTTCGTCTACCGGGACCGACAGGACGTCTACCGAGCTCTCCGACGTCAAGGAAAGACCAAAGCCGTAGCGGCGGCTATCGCCAACGAGGGACACACCAAGTCCGGCCGTAAGGCCATGGCTCGGAAAGCGGCCATGACACGAAAGAGGATGCGATGAAGGGCTACCGAATCGGCGGGTGTCACAAGGTCACTCTGATCGAGTACGACGACACCGAGACTCCGGACGAGAACGGCCGTCGGCCGAGCGATCGACTGCTGGGGATGACGAGGACGGAAGAAGACGCACTGTTCATCGTCAACTCCCTTACCCTCGCTGACTCGGCGCGACGGGCGTGGGGGATGGAATGACAGAGCCGGTTGGCTCGCAGTATGGTCTTGACCCTCTACTGGACCACACGCTGGTCAGGCCTCCGGTCACGAGCGTTGATCGGCTGGCCAATGACAACTCGTACAAGGACGGCTCGGAGTTCGGCGGTGTGGCCGGATACGCGCAGCCGACACCCCATGTGCCGACCGCGAGTGAGCGGTTGAGTGCCATCTACGCCATCGATCCGACTGACCCCGGTACTGAGGCCGGATCGGTTGCTCCGCCGGAGCTCGAGGGCGCATTCAACTCGGAGTACTGATGACTGCCCCGACGCTGAGTAAGACTGCACTGTTCAATGATGTCTGGGACTACTACCCGCATGCGGGCCAGAGAGATCTGCATCAGGACCGGACGCGATTCAAGGTAGTGCGGTGTGGTCGGCGTTGGGGCAAGACAATGTTCGGGGGCCATGAGATGGCCACACGGGCATTGACTCCGTCTAGATTCGACGGCAAATCACCTACGCTCGGCTGGGTGGTTGGGCCTAACTACTCCGACTCGGAGAAAGAGTTCCGGATCATCTACGATGATCTGCGTAAGATAGGCCTTGATCGAGACGCGATTCGCTTCGTCAAGAATGCAGACTCGGGTAATCTGCACATTGCTCTGTCAAATGGGGCTGAGATTGTTGGCAAAAGCGCGCAGCACCCCGATAAACTCGTCGGTGATGGACTGGATTGGGTCCTCATGGTCGAGGCTGGACGACACAAGCGGAGTACCTGGGGACAGTACATCCGCCCTACGCTTTCTGATCGACGCGGGATTGCTGTATTCTCGGGTGTACCGGAAGGCAACTCCAGTTCATCGCTTCTCTACCATCTCTATGAGCGCGGGCAATCTTCCCGGTTTCCTTCCTGGTCCTCGTGGAAACGCCCCTCCTGGACGAATGACATCGTCTTTCCTGGTGGACGAAATGACCCAGAGATCCTCGAAGCCGAGAGCGATCTAACGAAAGACGAGTTTGATCGACAGTACGGGGCTGAGTTCACAGACAAGACTGGCGTAGTCATGAAAGAGTTTGACGAGGACTTGCACCTCGGAGACTTTGACTACGATCCGTCCTGGGCTACGTACATGGCTGTTGACTACGGGTTCACAAACCCCTTCGTTGTACTGTTCATCCAGGTCGGCCCCTGGGGAGACATTCGAGTGCTGCGCGAATTCAGGCGGCAGCAGTTGGATACCCCGGAAGTGTGCCGAGACCTGATGCTCGAGTACCCCGGCCTGGTGCGTGTGGCCCAGATGCTGTACCCAGATCCAGCCGAGCCTGATGACACCCGGACGATGCAACGAGAACTGCGTATTCCGGCGAACAAGAACACGGGCGGGGAGATTAAGATCCGATTGTCCTTGATTCGACGCGCGTTGAAAGAACAGAACATCCATTTGCCGGTGGGTGACGTCGAGCGACGACCGCGTCTTATGATAGATCGCACGCATTGCCAGAAATTGATCTGGGAGATGCGTGAGGGTTACAAGTGGCCTGAGCACAGAACTGAGCAGAACCGGTCGGATTCCGAGAACCCGATGGATAAGGACAATCACGGAGTGGAGGCCTTGGGCCGATTCTTCCGGGGTTACTTCGGTAAAGAGTTGGTGGGAGGCGGTTCTTACGTCTCAAACGCTAACATGAATGGCTGAGGTGGAGAATGGCTAGCGGTACTTTCACCCCGTACTCGACCGGTAAGGAATTCTTTGGCACTAAGCCGACGTGGATTCCAGACGAGTTGGATGTCCAGCGGATCCTGTCTTACCAGACATACGAGCAGATGTATTGGAACGTGCCGGATATCTTCAAGGTGTCGCTGCGCGGAACCAACACTCTGCCGATTTACATCCCCTCTGCGCGCACCATCATCGATGCTACGAATCGGTACTACGGCATTGACCTTCGGGTGGTTTGCTCCGGGGATGATGCCGTGGCTGCACAACTTGCGGTGTCTGACTTCATCAAGCGGGAACGCTATCGGTCCAAGAGCAACGGTAAGAAGCGATACGGACTGATCCAGGGCGACTCGATCTGGCACCTTACCGCAGACGAGTCCAAGTCGATCGGGTCTCGTCTTCGGATCACGGCTCTCGACCCCGGGATGTACTTCCCGATCCCGGATGATGACGACGTAGATCGAGTGGTGGGCTGCCATCTGGTCGAGCAGATCACCACGGCGGAAGGTCCCCGCATCAGGCGACTCACGTACCGGAAGACAGAAACAGGAACGATCACAGTCGAGGAGGGGTTGTTTCTTCTCGACAAGTGGGGAGGTCCCGGATTTAGCCCAGAGGTTGTGCTCCAGCCGGTAACGGAACTCCCCGCAATCATCACCTCGATTCCGGTGTACCACACCAAGAACACTGAGCAGCCGGGGGACCCCTTCGGTTCCAGTGAGGTTCGTGGACTTGAGCGAATCATGGGGGCTATCAACCAGACCGTGAGTGATGAGGATCTCTCGGCCGCTCTGCTCGGGATCGGCATGTACGCCACGGACGCGTCTCAGCCGATCGACCCCGTGACCAAGAGACAAGTCCCATGGCAACTCGGCCCCGGCCGTGTGGTCCATCACGACGGTACTTCGTGGAACAAGGTCGCAGGTGCGACAGACATCGATGAGGTTTATGGTGCGCACTACGATCGTCTGTGGGAGGCGCTTTTCCGGGTTTCTTCCACGCCGGAAGTAGCGGTGGGGATGGTTGACGTTCAGGTGGCGACATCGGGCGTGGCCTTGGCCCTTCAGCTCAGCCCGATGCTGGCCAAGGCAGCTGAGAAAAATCAACTCATGGTCGATGTCGAGAACAACTTGTTCTACGACCTCATCAATATGTGGATGCCCGCGTACGAGCAGACCACATTTGACGGCGTCAGTGTAGACTGCATCGTCGGAGACGCGGTTCCGGTTGACCGTGAGGCTCGGTTCGCTGAGTTGAACGACATGCTCGACCGGGGAGTAATTGACACCGCGTACTACCGGAGTGAAGCGCAAAAGCTCGGGTACACCTTCCCAGAGGGTATCGCAGAAACCGCCAAGGCTGAGTTTGATGAGCGTCAGACTGACCAGTTCGGTACGCGGCTAGCGTCGGAGACGGCTGATGGCACAACCGAGTCCGAGTGAGTTCCAGCCGTACCGGAAGGTTCAAAAGCAAGCTGAGCAAGATCTGAAGGCGATTCTCGAGGCAACAGCAAAGGCCATTCAGAAGAGGATCGCTTCGCTTCCTGTTGGGGTGGGGGGACAGGTTCGGGCGGCACAGCTTCGATTGACCCTGGCTGCGGTCACTAAGTTACTCACCGCTATGTGGGTTGGTCGGATCAATCCCCGGGTTCAGCGAGCAATCAAGGACTCTCAACAGGCCGGTGAGGACGTCGTAGAGGCGTTAACCCGCGTGGCATATGCCGCACTACCAGATGCGGCCGCTGATCAGCTTGTGCAATCGCTGAGGGCATCCGCCGTGTCCGGTATCAAGTCGGATGCGGCTCGTCGTGTCCGAGCGTTGTCCCCTCGAGTGTATCGACAGCGGGCTCTGGATGACGGAAGGGTTGAGCAAATCATCCGTCAGGGGTTGATCTCTGGGCTATCCGCAAAAGAGCTTGCGCGGGAGGCTTACAAATACGTCAGTCCAACCACACCGGGGGGAGCGTCATATGCCGCCACTCGATTGGCTCGAACGGAGATCAATAACGCTTTCCATGAGCGCCAGCTTGAGGGGGCCAAGCGTCCTGGAGTCAAAGCCGTGGTG